CGACGTACGCATCGAAGTCCATCGAGAAGGCCAGCTCACGGAGCTTCCGACCGGACCGCTGGCAGAAGAGGATCGCGGAGCCGACCCGCACGGGGTTCACGAAGTTAGACCCGTAGACCGTCTCGGACTTCGCGTCCACGTTGGTCGGCGTAATCGGAAGGTCCGCGCCGCCGGTCACACGGAACTCGCCGCCCTTGGTGCCGACGAGCAGGACGCGACTGGGCAACAGCCAGCGTCCGATGTTCACCTTGTTCGCGGCGATGGAGAATTCATAGGCGTCCCCCGACGCCGTCCCGACCCCAAAGTTTTCGAAGTCGCCGCTCGCGCTCCCCCAGATCGTCTGGGGTTGCGCCGTCGTGGCCGCGAACACGAGCCGCCCCTCGTGGAAGGTGACCGCCGCCGGATACCCGCGCGTCGCGGACCACGCCGCGACCTCCAGCGTCCACGTCCCCGCCGCCGCTGCGGTGACATCGGACAGCACTTTCACGATCTCGCCCGCCACCACGGTCGAGGAGGTGAACCCGCTGATCTTCACGATGCCGTCGTTCAGCTTGACGTACTTCCCCACGTCCGTGCTGCGCCAGCCCGCGATACTGAGGGTGAGCGTGACCGCCGCCCCGACGGGTTCCTTCTTGTTGGCGGTACACGTCCCGGCGTTGGGCGAGCCGTTCAGGCCCCAGCTTTGGGACGGGATCGGATTCGTGTTGGGGAAGGGATCGAGAATGTCCGCCGTCACCTGGGTCGGCGAAACGACCGTCTGGATGACCGCGCGACTCGCCCCAACGATGATGTGCCGGTCCACATCGCCCGCGAGGAACACGCCCGCGCTCGCCGTGAACGTCACGCCCGACCCACTGGTCGCGCCGGGCGTGAGTGTCGCCACGGGTTTCAGCTGCTCTTCCGCCGTCGGCGGTGGCAGGAAGACCACTTCGGTCAGCGTCCAGCTGGTGTGCCCCGTCCGCGTGATCTTGCGCGGCGCGTATGCGGGATGGGCGAGATACATCACGTCCGCCGACTGCACCCACTTCAACCGGGGCAGATCGGCCACGAGGTACGGGGACGCGATCTCGTAGGGGGGCTGGAGACTCACATCATCGAGGTCCGCTGTCGCCGCGCCCGCCTTGTACCACTGCGGGTAGTAGCTCGTCCCTGGCACTGTGAACGTGACGCTGTGCGTGCCCACGGCATACGCGCTGTCACTGAGAATCTCCCCGCCGCCCACGGTGGTCCCGATGCGGAACGTCAGCGGTGAGACGGACACGGTGAAGGTGATCGTCCGTGTTTGCCCCGCACTGCTCGTGGTGAACGCCGCGCCGCTGTTGGGACTGAGCCCCGCGAACGCCGTGCCGCCAAAGAGTCGCGCCTTCCCGGCGTTCCACGTCGCGGTTCCGGTTCCGGCGACGAACGGTGACCAGTTACTCAGATCGGTCGCGAACGTCCCGTTGAGGATCTGCTCCGTCACGATCTGCCCGTGGTTCATGAAGAACCGGATGTACTGGTTTCCGCACGCCAGCACATAGGCCTGTGTGTCGGAGAATTCGAACGGGATCAGGCGGACCCGATGCCCGGCCGTCCGCGTCGTCGCGACGTAGTGCGTCCCGGGCCGGCGCGTGATTGCGCCGTGCGGGAGTGCGACGAAGTTCTCCAGCGTCTTGCACGCATTCCCGTAGCGCTGGATGTCCACCCGACCATCGAGACGTGGGCTGAATTCGCCCGCCGTGACCGCCGCCTGGAACGGACGCGCGCGCGGCATGCCGTCAGCGCACGTCGATCAGCTGCGTGTCGGTGACCACGTCCGGCGTGCCCTCCATGCCGTCCGTGCTCTTCGCCCCGTCGATCTTGAGGACGTACCCCTGGAGCAGCTGGCCCCGGAGGGTCGGCGTGTTCGTGATCGGCATCGCCAACTCGGACGCGAGCCGCTCGACCACGGCATCGAGGAACTGCACGTCCCACTGCAGGGGATCCGCGATCCGCGCGATGTACTCGATGTTCACGCTCTCGGCATTCGTGAGGATCTCCCGTCCCTGGATCTCCCAGCGCTCCGCGTCGCCCAACTCGGGCGCTTCCGTGCTGACGCGGATGATGCGAAGGCAGTACGGGTCCGTCGGCAGCTGGAAGCGATGGGCATACCGCCAGATGGGAGCCCCGGCGAGTTCCGCGAGCGTGGCTTGCCGCACGGCAAAGCGCCACTTGTGGTCCCGCAGGACGGCATCGATGACGCGCGGGTACAGGAGCTTGACGACGCGCGCGTGCGCCGAATCGTCCTCGAACGTGGTGATCTGCTGATCGCCCAGCTTGACCAGGGCCAGGTTCGCCACGTCCACCTGGGACGGCACGCTCGTGGGATGGACGGGCTGCGCGAGGGTGTGCCCCGCGAGATCCGTCTGGAGGATCTGGAACGTGGTCGTGGCGTCCGGCATGACTTCCCAGGCCGGCGACACCGTCGCGACGCGCGTGGTCCCCGCGTAGTCGATGATGACCCGGGCTTGGTTATCTCGCGCGCCGGCCCCGCCGCCGCCGCCCGTCCCGCCGGTCGTCTTGATGACGCAGCCGTTGTAGTAGTCGTCCAGGTTGACCGCCGCGCTGTCGAGGGTGACCGCGCTCGCCGCGCCCGCCGCCGCCGTGGCACTGCGGAGGATCGGCAGGACGCGCGGCTGAAGAGCGAGCAACGTCGCCTTCGGTCCGCTCGCGACCTTCGCCGCCAGGAACACGAGCGCGGCGTCCAGTTCATCCCCGGTCAGCGTCAGATACGCGGAGCCGTTCGCCCCCGTGATGACGGACACCTCTTCGACACAGTCCGCGTACGCACCGCCGTCCTTGCTGATCTCCGTGTCCGGCGTCGTCGGGTCCGTCGGATCGCCGTCCGCATCGAGGTACGGGACCGGCACCGTGAAGCGACAGCCTCGGATCGGATACGGGAGCGCGGCGTGCCCGGGATGATTCGCCACGCGCTACAGCCCGTACGCCGTCTCAAGCGCCGCGTAGGAGAACTGCTTCCAGGAGTAGCCGGCGCCGCCCGTGTTCCCGCCCTTGGCGTTCCCCGGGGCCGTCGTCGTCGTGACGGGCGCGTCGCCGGGATCGGGATCCTTCACGAGGTAGACGGACGCCGTGGCGTCGTCCGTCGCCTCCGGCTTGAGGATGATCACGGCGACGCGACTCGCGGCGCGCATGAGCGCCTCGCGGCGCGCGACGATCTGGCTGTAGGTGATCGCGGCCATCGCCACCTCCCCGCCCCGGCGGGATGCGTGCCCCGCCGGGGCCCTCTCGTGTTGCCCCTTACCCCGCCCGCTGGTAGGCGAGGCAGAGCATCATCTCGCCCGCCGCCGGGCTGTTCGCGGTATCGATCATCACCTCCACGTCGATGCCGTTCTGCGAGTCGAGATCCAGGTAGCCCACCGCCGGGAGCGGGAGCGACTGCGCGAGCGCCGCCGCGCCCAGGTCGAGGTTGTCGGCAAAGGCATTGTCGTCCGCGACGACGGGCGTCCCCGCCTCGTTGACGTGTGCCGCGTAGCCGACATGGAGGTCGGCGTTGGTCGTGCCCTGCGGACAGACGAGCCGCGAGAAGATCGACCAGACGCGGACCTTCCCCGGGGGCAGGCGGAACATCTTGGCCGTCCCGACGCCCGCGCCCGTGAAGGTCAGCGAGCCCGAGGAGTAGTGCATCTTGCCGCCCCACTTGTGGGGCGACTGCTTGATGGGCGGCGTGCTGGTGAACTGCAACCATTCGGCGGAATGCAACGGTGCGAGTGGCATCGTTCAGTTCCTCATCCCCGCGCCGGGCGGGCTCTGCACCACGCCCCGGCACGGGATCGCGGAGTTAGACGGACTCGTCGTACTCCACCGGGACGACGCCCGCGTTGTCCACGCGCGTCGCGCCAGCGGAGAGCAGGAACCGGACCTGGGTCGCGCCGTTCAGGTCGTACCGGGGCTCGATGAAGTGCCGGATCTCGTAGCCGATGGCGAGCGCCATCGCGTCCTTCTGCCACGCGAACCCGGTGCGGATGTTGCCGGCGAGCGGCAGCAGCGTGCTCCAGATGAACTTCATGCCGAGGAAGGTGTCGATCTGCCCGGCCACGAGCGCGCGCACGCTGTTGAAGTCCGCGCTCGTCACCTCCGTGGTCGCCAGGAGGTCTTCCTTCCCGATGGGCGAGCCCACGAAGTAGCGGTCCTCCTCGACCACGTCGAGGACATCCAGCATGCGGACGGCTTGCCGGAGCTTCGCGACGGTCAGCCCGGTGCCGCCGTGCGCGATGCTGTTGGTGAGGGCACTGGTCGAGGTCGTGTCGTCCTGGGCGACGAGCACGAGCGGCGCGTTGAACGCCGGGACGATGATCGTGTCCAGCGTCCGGTTCATCGCGTACGCGGCGTTCTTGACGTACTCGTTGGTCGGATCGATCAGCATCTTGGGCTCGTCCAGCACGTCGGTGACATCGGCCCAGCCGTAGTCCGCGAGCGAGCAGCGGACCCGGGAGTGCTGGCTGTTGACGAGCGGGGTCGGCGCGTGGCGCGTGGTCAACGCCACGGCGGCGGTCGGCGCGATCCGCTCCCAGTGCGTGGACTTGCCGACCACGCCGTCCCGCACGCGCACCGCTTCGCGCAGCTTCGAGGGGCGTTGCTGCGCGAGCGAGACGACGTTGTCTTTGTACTGGTGGACAAATGCCACCGGGATTTCGATGGACATGGCGGACACCCCTGTGGAACAGCGACCGTGAACGGCATCACGGCGGGGTGCCCGCCCAGCGGACCCACCTCACGCCCGTCTCGTGGGCGCTACGACTCCGCGTCCCTTACGGGGACGACTCGCCGGACTCGCGGGGCGCGAGGTGCCCGGTTAGACGGCGGTGCCGGACACCACCTCATACAGCGCTTGCATCTCGGCCAGCGCATCCCGGTCGCCCCGGTGATAGGGATGCGTGCGATCGGCGCGGATCTCCGCGATCTTGCGTCGCGCATCGTCGGGGCCCATCGGCCCGCCGTGCTGCGCCGTCGGAATCGCGCCGTCCTCCTGGTAGTCCTTCCCGAGGCGATGCCAGAACTTCACCATCGCGGGATGATTGTTCAGGCCGGTCTGCTCCAGCAGCTGGAACACCTCCGGCCCCCCGACCCGCTTGATGGCGCGGCCCGCGATGGCGAGGTTGTGACCGAATGCGCCGCCCCATTCCTTCTTCAGTTCCGTCTCCCCGAACGTGCGGAGCGCATCGTGCGCCAAGGCCGGATTCCCGGTCGGGGAGCCGAAATACATGTCCGCCAGTCCCGCGACCTGATCCTGCGTGAGGCCGAGTCGGTGGAACGTGGACTTCCACTCGCCCAGCCCCTTCTCGTCCGGCGTCAGCCCCTCCGGCATGGACAGGGTGTACTTCTCCGGCGACTCCGGCACGCCGCGCCAGGTGTTGACCTTCTGTTCGAACGCCGCCTTCTCCTGCGGCGTGGCGTTCTCACCGGGGAAGGCGACGCTCCGGCCCTGGTACTTCTGCAACTCGACGTGGCCGCGCGCGAGTGCCGCCACGTCCGTGTAGCGGGTGAGACTCTTATCGTCTTTCAGATCCGGCGGCAGGCCATCCCGCCAGGACGCGGGGGCGGCGGGCTTCCCCTCCGACGGCGGGGCCGTCGTCGTCCCGTTCGCCGTTGTCGCGGGGTCAGGTGTCGTTGTGGTCAGTAACGTCTCCGGCATCACGCCACCTCGTCCAGTTCCTCGATCATCATCGGAGTCTCCGCCATCTTCAGCGCATCGAGGATCTGCTCAAACGGATCCCGCTGCCCGTCCCGAAACGCCGTCGCGTAGGGATCGCCCTCGACGAAGGACCGCCGACGGCAGAAGCGCTCCACCATCATCGCCAGCCAACGCGCCCCGTCCGGCGACGTGAAGAGGCGATGGATGAGCGCGAGTTCTCCGGCCTGCTCGCGATTGACGACGAGCGGCTCGCTCACGCCGCCTCCGGCATCGCCTGCCCGTTCCGCGCCTGCGCCATCTCCTGGCCCGTCTTCGCCGCACCGCTCACGGCGGCGAGCGCGGGCGCGGCTTTGCCGGCGCTCGTCGCCAGCCGCTCCATGGTGTCCATCTTCTGCGTCTGCTCCAGCTGCGCCTGCCGCTGGGCCCGCATCTCCGCGATCTCGATCTCCGAGCGGAACGCGCGCGCGGGCACACCGCTCGCCTCGCCCACCATCCGCACCACCTCGTCCAGCTTGTAGACATCCATCGCGGACGGATCCACCTGGGCGATGGGCAGCGTGACCGCGAAGGTCCGCTCCCAGGCCAGGACATCGCTGCCCTTCTGGGCGCGCGCGAGCGGGCCCTCCGACACCACGTCGAGGTGATCCTCGCCCAGCTGCGCGGCCTCCAGCACTTCACTGGGCGGGGGCGGGAGCGCGCCGGCCTGGAACATGAGGGCGAAGGTCCGCATGACGGTCGGATTGGTGTGCTCGTACTCCAGCCGCCCGAGGGTCGGGCCCAGCACTCGATTCATCAACTCGTAGCGCCGCTCGGTCTCCGTCGCGGTCATCGGCTGGTTGCTGGGCAATTGCAGTTGACCGTTGTAGAACATGTCGCGAATCGCGTTCTTCAGCTGCTCCGACTTGATCTGCCCGACCTGGAACTTCGCGCCAGACTCCAGCGGGATCAGGGCCGTGCGCGGATCATCCCGCACCGTCGTGATCGCGCCCGGCGTCGTGCGGACCGCGCCGATCACGCCGTGATGCCGGGCGAGCAGGGGCGGCTCAATCGCTTTCGCGATGGCCCGCAGTTCCAACTCCGTCATCCGGTTGAGGGTCCGAATGTCGGGGAGCGCCGTGTGGCCGGGCCCGCGCCCGTACGTCTCGCCGCTCGCCTTCGTCCACCGGGGCACGGCGAACGGGGCCATGTCGTAACCGCCCTCTTCCAGCAGGCGCTTGTCCTTCTCCGAGACGTAACAACTCTTCCAGGGCTTATCGAGCTTCTTGCCCCCGTACGCCCCGCCCCGACGCGGCGCGATCCAGTGGAGGAGTTCGACCGGGGTCTGGGGCTTCTCCTTCGCCATCGTCCCGAGCCGCTCCCCGCACGCCGTCGCGCCGAACCGCTCCAGCACCACGATGGCCGGAAGCGAGAACGTGTAGCCGAGCGTATCGACACGCCCCTCCGCGTCCTCCGCGATGACGTACGTCCCGATGGGGATAGCCTTGAAGAGCATCCCCCGGAAGCCGGGGCCCGGCGCGCCCTCGTCATCGCGCTCGACCATGAACACCGCCGCCGTGCCGAATGCCCCCAGGTCGAGGTAGGCCTCGAACGTCTCCGCGTTCCAGTTCGATTGCTGGAGGGCACTGTACACACGCGCCCCGCAGAGATCGAGCCACTCCTGCACCGCTTGCACCCGATTCAGATCGTCGTTCCGCATGCGGAGCTTGAACCACCGCATCGCGGGAGAGGTGAGGGAGCCCTGGAGCGACGCGCCCAGGAGTCCGTTCGCGTGGATCGCCGTCGAGTCGAAGAGCCGCGTCGTCAGCTTCTCGCCCGGCGTCGCCGGCTTCCCGATGGCCCCGAGCTTGCGCGGCTGGATGTACGTCGCGCAGTCCCGCCAATCCGTCTCCCACGGGGCCCGCTGACTGACGAGTTCCCGGTAGGGTTTCAGGATCTGCTGAACGACATCCTCGACCGGCACCTTAGCGCCCCAGCAGACTCGGCCGCGAGAGCGGCGGCGGCGTCTCGTCCCCCGCGCCGCCCGTCAGCAGCGTCGAACGAAAGCCCTTCCGCTTCGCCTCGATGTCGCGCAGGGCCCGCACCTCTTCCGCGCGCCGCCGCTTCCCCTCCGTCGCGTCCGGATCGAACGTCGGGAACTCCGGCATCGAAAAGCTGACGGCGGGCATCTCGGGGATCTCCGGCGGTTCCTGGTAGGGAGGGATCGGGATCTCCTGCCCGCCAAAGCAGCCCATCACGCCACCTCCAAGCGATGCCACGTCGTGCGCGGATCCTCCGCGTACGGCACGAACCCCGCGAGCCGCGCGAAGCGCTCCACGCGCCGCCGGTAGTCCGGCGGATCGGCCTGGTCGATGCCGATCACCACCGTGCGGATCGCGTGCTCGCGCATGAGCGCCAGCCACTGACTCCAGAGCGCGAGGCCGACGCGATACTTCCCGTGCCACTGCTGCAGGCCCCGGAAGAACGAGCAGAGCGCGAGCCCCCCGGCGAGCTTCCGCCCCGCCAGGAACGCGACCGGCTCGCCGTCGGTCCACGCGACCACCACGAGCCGCGCGTCGTCCGGCACGTCGCGCAGGCCCGTGTCGCCTTCGCCCAGCGGATCGTGATCGGCCAGGATCGCGTAGACCGCCCCGGCGTTCGTGTCCGTCCATCCCGAGGTGAACGTCAACCCCGCCGCCATCGCGGGGCGCGGCGGCGGCTCCGGCAGCACGCGCAGCGTGTCGGTCATGTGAGCAGGCTCCCGCTGGGCGCGCGGCGCGCGATCAGGCCGCGCGTGCGATCCGCCGACGCGCCCGTCGGCCCCTTGTCTTCCGCCGCCCGCGCCTGCTGTTCCAGCTGGCGCGTCGGGGGCACCGCCACCACCGGGATCGTCACCGTCTGCGGCGGCGGCACGAAGGCTTTCCCGCCGAAATGCGTGTCGATCCGCTTCTGCCACTGTGAGTAGGTTTCACCGCGCCGGTTCGCCTCCGCGATCTGCTGCGACACCTCGCCGCTCGTCGCCGCCCGGCCCAAGTACTTCCGGTAGTTCGCCTGGACGATCTGCTCCGCCTGGGCGAGCGTCAGGCCGGCCTCGCGCGGCCGCTTCGGCCCGAACAGATCCTGCGCGACGTTCCGCACGCAGCCCATCAGCGATCCCCGCGCGGCGTCAACAGGGACTCGCCCGGCATCGCCCCCTGGACGCGCGCGTAGCGCGGCGCGACGCGGCGGCGCTGCGTGACGGCGACCCCTTCGCTCGTCCCGCGTCCGCCCGGGGCCCCGATCCCGTCACTCCGCCCGGCCGTCCCCTGGTCGCCGCGCGCGTCCGGCACTCCGGCGGGGCCCGCCGCCGCGTCCTTGTCGGCCTGGAGCTTCTTCGGATCCTTCGCCGGATCGTACGGGCCCCACTGCTTCGCGCCCCAGTCCCAGATCACCGTCTTGCCCTTCGGGGTGGTGAACGGGTACGGGGTCTGATAGCTGGGCCCGCCCATCTCAGTCCCCCTTCAGCATCGAGCCGCGTTTCACGCCGCGCCGCTTCTTCGCCTTGTTCACCGTCGCGTAGAAGACCTGCTTTCCCTTGTCCCCGCCGTACTGCGCCTGCATGGCCTTCATCACCGCCGCCCCCTTGCCCCCGAAATACTTACTGAGTGGCATCGGGCGGCTCCGTCGGGGGACACGTGGGCTCGCCGCGCCCCGGCTCCCCCGGCCGGAACTCCTGGTGGCTCACGTGCTGCGTCACGCCCGATGGCGGCGACGCGATCAGTTCCGGCCGCTGCAACGCCGGCTCCGGCTCCGCATTCGGGTAGTTGGGATCCGGCATCCCGCTTCAGCCCCGGTACGGATCCCACGGGCCGACCGGCTGCGGGGCCCACGGATCCCCGTCCGCTGCCGGCATCCGAATCCCCGCCTGCAGGATCCGCGCGTCCGCCGCGTTCCCGTACGGATCGAACTGCGTGATCGCCTGCAGCTGGTAGCGCTCCGGCTCCGGGTCTTGGAGCCCCACCGCCAGGTGCCCGAACGCATCCGCCCCGTGCGAACTCCAGTCGTGCGCGGGCTTCAGCCCAAAGCTCCGCGTCTCCTCATCCCACTCCTTGTGGTACTGCCCCAACGCCGCCAGCCCGCCGAGACACGTCACTTCATCGAAGTAACAGCGCGGGAACAGCACGCGCGCCGCCGTGATCCGCTCCAGCGGGTTCATCTTCGGGATCACCCGGAAATGCAGCGGCGGGTTCAAGTCCCGCGCAATCTCGTACGGGTTCTTCCCGCTCCCGAACTCCGTCTTCCGCACGTCGTGCGGCGCGGTGTGCGCCAGCCCCGGCCGGTACCCGTACCGCTTCCCCTGCACGAGCGCGTTCAGCTGGATCAGGTTCGACCCGCTCCCTTCGAAGTAGTCGATCAGCACCACCCGCCGCCCCACCTGCTGGTACCACCAGATCGCCGTCTCGTCCCGATACCCCAGATCCCACGCCGTCTCCACCGGGTACCGCGAGTCGTACGGGAACCGCCCGATCCGCCCCTCCGCCCGCGCCCGCCCCAACTCCGCCTGGTAGTACGCGCCCGGCGTGTGCCCCTGAAACGCGCAGTAGTACTCCTGCTGGATCCGGTCCTCGTCCATCCCGGCCGCGCGTTCCTCCGCCAGATCCGCCGCCGTGAACACCCCGTCCGTGTCGTCCACCGTCAGCCGCTGACAGAACCACGCCGGGTTCTGACTCGCCATCCGGTACAACGTCGCCCCGATATTGTCCGCGCCCCCAATCGGCGTGTACGCGAACACCGCCCACCCCTTGTTCTGCCGGATGATCGGGGCCACCACCTCCCACGCCTGCGGGTGCTGCTTCCCGTACTCCGAGAACACCACCCCCACCGGATTCGGCCCCCGCATGTCGTCGTACCGATCCGACCCAATGATCTGAAAACTCGCCCCGTTCACGAACGTGATCCGCATGTCCGTCTCGTTCCGACTCGCCACCAACTCCGGCGGAATGAACCGCAAGAACGGCTCCCCGTCCGTGATCCCCTCCCACACCACCCGCCGCCCCTGCTGGAACGTCGGAAACACGTAGTAATACGTCCCCACCCGCTGCAGCGCCGCACACACCAACCAGTTGAACGCCGTCGTGTCCTTCCCCGCCCGCCGATGCCACACCAACGCCGCGTACCGACACCCCCCCGTCATCGCGTCCCAGAACGCCTGCTGATACCGACGCGGCGCGTACCCGTGCGGCAACTCCGGCGTCGTCAGCGCCGGCCGGACCGGCGTCCGCGCACTCCGCCCCATCTACCCGCCGTCCCCCGGATCCGTCGGCCCGTGACCCGCACCGTCCGCCGGCCCGCACGGCCCGGGCGCCCCCGCCTCACCCCCCGCCCTCACCCCGCCGCCCACGTCCCCGCCTCCGCCACCACCTTCACGTTGACCCCACTCCCCGCACACCGCCAGAACGGCTCCCGCACATGCTGCGGCGTCGGCCGCTGCAACGGCCCCGTCCCCGCCAACCCCACCGGCGGATTCGCCGGATCGATCTGCACCACCTGCGGCGGCACCACCCCAACGATGAACCCCTGCCCACACACCTCACACACCACCCGCGCCCGATTAATCGTCACCGGACTCGCCGCCGTCCCCTCCGGCATCCCACTCCACGCCACTTCGCTCATCCCCGTCCCTCCCGCCGCCGCGGCGCGTCCCGCCGTCCCCCCCCGCAGATTCGCCAGATTCGTCCCCATCCCCGCCGGGCTCGTCTGCGTCGCCGGACCCGCCGAGGGGGGGACGCCCACCGAGGGGGTCTCCACGCGGTTTTCCGCTGGCTTTTTTCCGGGGGTGCCGGGGGGGGCGGGCTTCGCGCGCGTGTTAGGTGCGCTTAATCTTTCCCGGTCTTCGCTCATCGGTCGTGCTCCAGGTCGCGGGGCCGTGGATGATGACGGTCGAGACCGGGTCGGACGGCGCGCAGAACGGCGCGCCACGGGGCCTAGCCGCCCCCAGGCCGCACGTGGAGCGGGCAGGCCAGGGAGAGAGGCCGACGGCACATGGCCGAGGCGTCCTGTGCCCCCACAGGCGACCACCCATCGGCTGCCATAACCGATTGGTCATGCAGCGGATCACCGCTCTGATGGCGGGGTTTCGCCATCGGTCACTTGCTTCGTCCACAATCCGTGAGCAATCGGCCCGCTTCCACGGGGTTGCACCTGGGCGTACGGCGCGATGTGGACGATCACGCGGGGCGCGACGGTCGGCATGCTCGATGCCGACGGCACCCGCTCTGCGCGGATGGCCTGCGCGCACAACCGCATCTCGCGCGCATCGGAGCCCGGAAGCTCGCCCCGCATGCCGCGCGTGAGCACCACACCGGCCTCGTTCACGATCTGATCCGTGAAGGCGAGCGCGCGCGCCACCAGTGCATCGCCAGTCGGGTCATGTGAGCGTGGCCGCGATTGTTTTCGATCTGCCGGCAAGCCTGACGACGAAGGCTTTTGGTGGGAAGTCATGCGGCGGGGCGGGCGGCGAGATCGGTGTAGGCCTGATGGCGCGTCTTGCCGACGCGGAGCAGCAGGCGACGGGCGAGGAGGACATCGCGATGGCTGAGCATGCGGTAGCGGCGATGGCGCTTGTCGTGGCGGTAGAGCGGGCGGTCGAAGAGGGCGCGTTTGCGAGAGAGCAGGCTCCAGAGGGCCCGATCATTCCGGCACGGGATGAGGATCACGGCTTGCGGGATGGAGTACATGGGTTCGATAGGGCGACACATCGCGAGGTGGTGATCGAGCACCTCGCGGAGCCGCTGGACATCGGCCGCGAGGCTCGTCAGGCTCGATTCGGGCTCGTGTCCGCCCATCCCACACCCCCGCCCTGCCGCCCTTGCGATGCTGCCATGCTCACGATGGGGCGAGGGTACGAGGGAGGCGGGGCGCGTGTCAAAAGCACTGCTGGTAGGTCAGTGCTAGGCGCGTCGTGCTGGTGCGCACTGCTGGAGGGATGTGGGAAATCGGGGACCGGAACGTCATACCCCGAGCCCCGGGAGGTGGCGGGCGAGCAGCTGCTCCGCGACGGCGACGCGCATCAGGGTCACGTAGCGGTGGGAGTGGGCCACGCGGCGGCGGATCCGGGGCACCTTGATGCCGAGCTTCTCGTCCTGATAGATCCAGCGCTGGATGGTGCGCGGGGACAACTGCCAGGCCTGCGCCATCTCGCGGTAGGTGACCAGCTGCGTCACGGGACGTAACCCCGGGCGCGCCGGAGATCCTCCCGGCGGGCCATGATGGCCGCGAGCGGCTCCGGTCCGGCCGAGTCCGGTCCGGCCGAGGTGGCTGAAAGCCCCTCCGTGTCACGCTGTGACACCGGGACGGGAAGGGACGGGTTTGGGACGGGACGGGACGGGACGGGAGAAGGCCCTGTGACAACGTCGTGAGTCACGCGGCTGTCACGGTGTGACTCACGGCGTGAGTCACGCTGTGCGTCACGCACCTCATCGAGGGTGGCCTGGATGCGCTCCCGACGGCGGTGTTGTCGGACGTTGTTGGCCCGCTTCCCGGCGGCGCGCTCGACGGCGGAGAGGTTGTGGTCGAGGTAGTCGTGGATCCGCCAGTCGACCCCGTCGGCGTCCCAGAGCTTCAGCGTCACCATCTGCGCGAGCAGGCGCTTCGACGGGCGCGGACAGCCCGGCATGAGGAGCGCGAGCGCCGGGCGCGAGATCCGCCCATCGGTGTCGTGCCGCTGCGCGTAACAGAGCGACGCGACGTAGAGCCCGAACACCGCGAGGGCATCGGTCCCGGCCGCGATGAGCTTGTCGTGGTGCGGCAGCAAGTCATCGAGCTTGACCCAACTCACGAGGCCTCCTCTCGAGCCAAGCACGTTGGATCTTGACACCCAAGCTGCTTGGCTGTAGCGTGAGTCCACCATGCAGTCCAACACGAGAGAGGAGAACGCGATGAACAGCGCACCCTACATCCTCAAGTTGACTGGCGGGCCGACTCGCCGGACCCAGTGGTCGTGGTTCCTCCAGAATCCACAATCTGGCGGCTTCGGCCAGAACGCAGGCGCAGGAGTATCCCGCGCGCGCGCCATCTGGCAGGGGATCCGCGTCCTGCCGGTGGGCACGCGGTACGTCCTTGTCGTGAACGGGAAGGAGATCGGGGAGTTCATCCGGCGCGAGGTCGAGTACGCGCCTCGTGCCACCGGCATGAAGAGAGCGAGGGCCTGACCGATGATCACCCGCGTAGACAACCACCTCGTGACGGCGTCGTACAAGGACTGCCCGCAGTACGTCCGGTTCGTGGCACGGCCCGCGATCACCAGGGACGGTATCGATGGCTTGGTGATCACGCTCGTGGACAACACCCGGAAGGTGGGGCAGGAGCGGTCGCTGTCGCTCACCGGCACGGACATCGCGGCGCTTCGTGACCTCCTCAACGACTACTTCCCGAAAGGAGCCTAGGCCATGGCGCGACGAGGGGCAGTCATCTACACCGTCTGGATCCGGCACCTCGACGGCTCGCGTCAGGTGTCGCGGTTCTTTCACACCAAGCTCGCGGCGACTCGGTGGGCCCGGTTCGTGGGCGGCACGTTGCCGGTCGCGTACCGGGGCGTCGAGATCACGAAGGAGACAACCCATGCCTGACATCACGGTCGAGAACCACGGCAGCATCTGGATGCTGCGACCCACGAGCCGCGCCGGGAAGCGGTGGATCCGCGAGAACCTCGCGCCGGTCGCGGAGTCCTGGCAGTGGCTGAACGAGGCACTGGTGGTCGAGCCTCGCTTCGTGCCCGACATCGTCTGCGGCGCGCAGGCGGACGGGCTAGAGGTGCGGTGATGGCGAAGACCGTGGTGGTCCGCCTCACTGTGTCGGAAGCCGTGAACCTCTCCCATGCGGTGGGCGACAGCCTCCACAGCGAAGAGGATGCGCTGGCCATCTTCGCGGATGACCGGCGCGCCGTAAGCGCAGCGTATCGGGGCCAGCGGAAGCTGAACGATGCGATCCGCGCCGTGAGCGGCTTCACGCGGAAGCAGGCCTAAATGGCCCACGAGTGCCGGCGCTTCGCGATCACGGAGGCCGGGGGCTTCGCGTGGCGGCAGTGCGTGGAGTGTGGCCGGAAGGAACGCGGGAAGCTCGTGAACACGCACGTGGCGGGCGGGCCGGAGAGCGAAGCGCTCCAGCCCCAGCCCCGCCGGGAGGACTGAGGCATGGAACGGCTGCAGCTGCAGCAGCAGGTCGTCCAGCGACTCGTCAGCTGGTCGTGGACGCGGGACGCCGCGTTGCTCCGGTCGCTGGACCTGTTCGATCTCGTGCAGGCCGCGCGCGAGGTCTGCCGGAACGACGCGCCCCTGATCGTGGATCCGGCGGTCCGCTGCGCCGCGCATCCGCACCTCACGCTCCGCTGTCAGGGGTGTGCCGGCGCAGCGGGCGGGAAGAAGAAGTCTCGGGCGAAGACGCGCGCGGCGCGGGAGAACGCCGTGCGCGCCGGCCGGGCGAACCGACGACGGGCCCGCGCCCGGGTCCGAGTGCTGTCCACCCCCACCACCAAGGAGGAGAACCGATGACCGAGCGACTGACCCCGTCCCCGGATCTGCCGGATGCGTACGACCGGCAGCTGGCCGCGCTCCACGATCTGCCGGACGTGACCCGCACGAAGGCCACCACCGTGCGCGTCGTGCCCCCGCTGGGAGTCGGCGGCACCCAGGTCTTCATCGTCCAGACGTACCGGCAGGCCGAGCGTGGGGACACGATCTTCCTGGAGGTCGTGGGCAACACCGGAGCCGTCCGCCTCGCGATCCCGGCGAAGGTGGCGAACACCATCGCGCGGCAACGGGATGCTCTGACCGCGAAGACCCGCAGCAAGGCCGCGACCGCCGTCGCGAAGGAGCGCAAGGCCCAGGGCATCCAGCCCGCGTTCCTGAAGAGGGTCCAGTGAAGATGCTGACGTTCCTGAGTCTCGTCGCGCTTCTCGCGGGCTGCGCGACCGCCCCCGCGCCCCTCGCCTGCTCTGCCGCACTGACCGGCGACCAGTACGATCACGCCTGGTGGATCCGTGAGTGTCGCGGGCGGATGGGCGGCGGCGGGGGGTTCATCTCCCACGGCGAGGTCTGGCCGCTGCGGCTCCGCGCCATGCCGGGCGGTGGCATCGAGCCCTACTGATCTCGAACAGCCTCGGCACCGACGCCGCGCCGCCAGTACGGGACGCGGCGACGTCACGTCCGCCGCCGGAGCCGCCCGCGAATCGCGAGAGGCGTGCAGCCACATTCCGTGACGCGCCACCGATCCGGTGGCATCGCCACCATCCGGCCC